CACTAAGCTATACCGATGGGGGCTACCATACAATAAGGCTTAGTGATACATAGGTTAAGGTTTTAGATGTTCTCTCTGATAAACATACGTACTAAATCAGCAACAATATCTGAGCGGACAATATCGTCAACTTCGAATTCAATTACAGGTACGTTCAAGTTGTGTTTGTTACATAGATTGGCAAAGCTAACAAGGTCTTTACCATTTCGAACATCGGACTGAGCAGGGTCGCCCATAAAGATAAGCTTGGAGCCTTCCCCAATTCGGGTACTACAGGCTTTTAGCTCATCCATCTCTAGGTTCTGAGATTCATCTATCAAGACTAAGGACCTCTCATAGGAACGTCCTCGGATAGTTTCAATAGGTTGAATTTCAATTTGCTCTTTGTTGAGCATGTACTCATACTTCCCGCTACCAAAAGCCTTTTTCAAGACGTCTAGCATTGGCATTAGCCACGGTGTCATCTTTTCATTGATACTTCCGGGGAAGTGTCCAAGAGATTTACCTGTAGGGACGTTAGCACGAGTTAGTACAATTTTGTCATAACCACCATTTAGAAATAACTTAGCAACAGTTCCAACAGAACAATAAGTTTTACCCGTACCTGCACAACCGATAGCTACAGTAATTACTGAGTTCTCGATCGAGTGAATTAGGAATTCTTGTTTATCATTCTTTGGAAGAACAGTAAAATTGGAAACCCTTGTATCTTGATACATGTTAGTCTTTTGCTGTTCACGCTCGTAGGCTGGTTTACCACGAGATTTACGAAGTTTTTGCTTGGCCATAGTTTTTAGTTTTCCTTGGGAAAATGTTTCTATTAATTGTAATGATCTTATTAAGGCTTAGTGGGCCATTCGATTGTGTCAGGGAAGTCAGGCTGTTGTGGTATGTTACGCAGCAAAGAACGATACTCTGCCCAAGCTGTTTGGTCTACTGGGGCGTCCATTACTTGTGTCCAATCAGATCCAGACAATAGAGTGTCACGATCTCGCCTAACTACTACAGCAGGGTCTTCGGGTTCTGGCTCCGGTTCTTGTACAACTTCGGGAATGTCTTCTACAATCCAAGAAGAGTTATCCCAACGTACCTGTTGCATATCAGTATGTTCTGGAGGTGTAGCCTCTACACAACCTGCTGGAATAAGCCAGTTAGAGCTGTCCATAGGGTCTTGGTCTGCTTCTGTGGTATTTACGAAGAAACCACCACTATCGGTTTGGTATACTTCCATTATGTATCTCCTTAAAATTTAATACAAGCTAGGAATGCTATGTTGCGTGGTCGGGTTTCATCACCACCTGTAGAGTCCATAGTAGCTGTGTAGGGTCCACCGTCTAATCCACCCCGTGCAACATCATACGCGGCACCACCGTAGCCGTAGCCGTTCGTGGCAGCGCGAGTGTGAATGTGACTCTTAAAGTCATCAGCCTGTAAAGAGCCAAAGACACGAGACTGGTCAACACCACGACCATCATCAAAGCCACGCATGAACTCACCACGAAGGTCAGGTACTTGGAAAGTTGTAGAACCATCACCAGACCCGTAGGTTGTACCAATAGCTGCAAACAAGTCTGAGTAAGTTGAACGAGATAGAGTTGCCCCGTTAGCTTTAATGAAACCTGTAGGTACTGCATTTGCTGCTGAATAAATCACAGAACCTGTTGGGGATCCAGACATGGCGTCTAGCTTATTACCATCTGCTGCCACGTCTCTACCATCAACTGTACCACCAAGAGTGATGTTGTTATTAACGTACAGCCCTGTAGAAAGCAGCCTCATTTCTTCTGAAAGACCGTAGGCTACACCAGCGGCAGTAGAGGTGCCTAGCTGAAAGCTCATATTCGGCGCGGATGTCGCGTCTGTGTTGGCTGCAATACGACCACTGTTGCCTGCCTGCTCTGGTACACCGTTCTTGTGGTTAAAGGTAAGGTTGGCATTTCCGTAGCCGTCATTAATCGTCATGGATACACCACCACTACCACGACCAGATGTAATGTGGAAGTTGGTAGAATACTCTCCTGTGCCAGAGGTCTTGCTTAGTAATATTGAATCAAATGCAAAAGACGATCAGACATTTGACCAACTACTAAGCAAGACCTCTGG